CTATTAAAAGAACACCGATACCTAAAAAACAGACTATTAAAAGAACACCGACCCCTACAAAACAATCTATTAAAAGAACACCGACCCCTACAAAACAATCTATTAAAAGAACACCGACCCCTACAAAACAAACTGTTAAACGAGAAATAGGACAAACAAAACCTAAATTTTCTCTTAAAATTAAAACAAAAATTAAAACAAAATTTCAAACGAAAACGAAAACGAAAACGAAAACGAAAACGAAAACGAAAACGAATACTGATAAAAAAAACACTACTTTAATAACAAACGGATTCACAGAAAAAATTAACACACATCCTCTCGGTGTGAAGAAAAATGTTACAAAAGGACTCAGTTATTTATACGCGAATAAGAGACTTTTATCAAATGCATATTTTAAAACAATTGGCCCAAAATTTAACAATCAAAATAACTTAAACTCGTATTTGAATAAACGAATAAATATATTAAGTTCAAATAAGCAACATTTATCATTTAAATATCCAACAGTTAATTTAACTTCTAAAAATAAAGATTTTGATATTAATCTTTTATTTTTATTTTATTTGGACATGATACACGATGGAACGATATCAAAAGTTACTTTCAGAACATTTTTAAACAGTGATATTAAAAAAATAATATATGGAGATGATGTTATTGAGTTTAGAATTACTACCATGATGCGAAAAATTATAGATAAAGTAAAGAAACCCCAGAAATCATCTATTAACATAATTAATAATAATGACGTGATAGCAGAAAAACTCCAAGGTGGTTTCGAAAGCATTTTAAAAATACATCTCGATGAAATATTCGAAAATAATTGGACCAAAACTATAACAAACAGTAGTACCGACTTTGAATATAAAAAAAAATTATATATTTCACTAGACTCTGAAAGAAAAGATGATAGGGGGGCTTCAGGTTCTACGAGTATTATCTCACGCTTATTAGATAAATCTAAGAACAATCAGGAAAGGTATATAAAACGATTCGAAACAGTAGGAAGTATTACAGATCCAGGTAAATATATGGTACAAGCTGGAATAAAAGATAATATAATGAAATTAACTAGCAAACAATACGAAAGATCTTCATCAAAATGGTGTCTTCAATTAATGACTTTTAATATCAATAATAAAATGAAAATTAAATTAGGGTTTGACGAAAAGGAAAGAAACTACACCTTACATGTGAATAAACATGAAGTACCAATTGGTATGGAATCCACAGCAGCAAAGGGAACTAAAAATGTTAAAATTAAAATTTCGAAATTATTGGGTGATTTTATACAAGTGTTATATAACGTGTCTCTAATGAAGGAGTATATAAATTCTAAAAACACACTTATCACAGATTATTTATGTTTAGGTACAACAGATAGTAATTTATCATTAGTCTATGCCTTCATGGTACACGAAATTTTAGATTATAAACCTAAAATTATTATGGATTCACATAAAAATAATAGCGTTATTTTATACAATTTAGATAATCATATAACACCCAAATCCCCTAACAATGCTCGAACAAATCAAACAGAATGGGGTTTAAGAACAGCTGGTCAGACTACCGTTCAACAAACCAAAAAACGTTCCCGTATACCAACATCAGCAAAAATGTTATCACCAATTGCAGAAGGAAGTAATAATAATAATAATAACAATAATAAAAATCAACCAACAAAAAAACCAAAAAAAGGCATTTTTTCATCAATTGCAAAAAAATTTAAATTTATATAAAAAAATATTAACTAATAATAAAAATGACCCGAGTTCATTTAAAAAAGAGTCCTAGATTCGATAAAAAGTTACGCGTAACGTTCGAAAACGAACGTTTCGTTGATTTCGGTGCGAAAGGATACTCAGACTATACGATACACAAAAATCCTATGCGTATGCGTTCTTATGTAACGAGGCATGGTGGTTTTGTTCCTCGTATGGTTCAAAAACAAACTGGTCCTAAACTCGTTCACATAAATATGCTTGATGTTACAAAAAGCGATAAAGAAAACTGGGGTAAAGCAGGTATCTATACGGCAGGGTTTTGGTCGCGTTGGCTTCTTTGGAGCCAACCTAATATGGAAAGTGCTAAAAAATTCATGTCTAAGAAATTTGATTTAACTTTTCTTTAATACCACGTTTTTTAAGGTTCGCTTTCAAATTCATCATTAAATTAAAACGAGTGTCACGTTTCATTGGTTTGTTTCGTGGAATTGGTGGTACTGGAGGTGGTACAGGAATACGAGGTCGAGGAATATTTACTACTTTAGTAACACGCATTTTTGCTGGTTTAGAAGTAGTAGAAGACCTAACCAAACCTTTACACATTCTAATAATTCTTCGTGTTTCTTGAACTTGATTCGTAAGAATTGCATCTTTCTCACTTAAAATCTTACGACGCAATTCCTTTTCGGTAAGTCGTATACGTTTACCTTTAACCATTTTTGTGAGTCTAATACCCATTTTTTTAGCTTCGTCCTTTTCACTTTTCATTTATATTAACGTAGAAAATATGTTAATATATATGAATTCATTTAATTACTAATTTATTCTTCATTTGAAGGGGATTCGTCGCTGGTAAAACGACCGTGTGCATCATTTATAAGAATACCTGTAAAAACCCAGCTTATAGCACAGCACCCTAAAATAATACCCCATACCATTGGTACTTTCGCGTAGGATGGCCATGTAATTAATTTAGACCATATTGTTGTAGAACATAAAACCATAAAAATAAATGACAATATAGTCGTGTTTCCTAACGCCATTTTTTTAATAATAACTTAGAAAAAATTATCTGTTCTATACATTTTAGCCTGAAAGTCACCAGTTTGACCCAAAACAGAAACATTTTCGTTACCGTATAATTCGCCACATCCCATGTCTTCCATACAATCACGATCACCAATAGTTACGGGTAAAGAATATATTTGGTCACCTGGTGTTGTCGTATAATAATTATACCTATCACGTCGACCTCTAACTTCTTTACCGTATAAAGGTAAAGTTTCATCGTCTGAACCTATTAAAACACCCATTTGTTGAATGTGTCCAGGTTTATACTCTTTTATTGGGGGTTGTCTATATTCTTTTTCAACTGGGATTTGTACTGGTACTCTAACTGGAACTGGAACTCGAACAGGTACCTTCTTTTTTATAACAATTGGATTATACAATTGATACGCTATAACCACTATAAGGAAAAATAAGGAAATACTTAAAAGTTTATTTTTAGTACTCTTCTTCATTTATATTTACGTAGATAATTTCTTACGAAGAATAGGTTCTAAATTTATTCTATTGAGTCTATACTGAACAAATAGCCAAAGGAAAAATAAAACGCTTTTTAAAAGATTGTTTGCATCTGTATCATCCATTTTATAAATGGGTCCCATAATTTTACCAAAAAATGTATTTTCTTTCTTTTCACCTGTTACAAACATTTCCATTTGTGTTAAAGCACAAGTATCATCGTTAACTGACCAGTGAAAGAAAATGAAAGGAACGACTAACGAATAAAATTCGAGATTTTGTTTATTTTTCATGAACGGAACAACGAGTAAAGTTAAAAAACAAACCAAGTGAATGAAGAATATAATATTCATATCTATTAGTATGAGCGAAGAAAAGAAACTACCTAAAATATGGCACCCTCAACAGGAGAAGATACTTAAATCGTGGGGTGAAGCCTCCGCCTGTTATAGATATATGCATTACCAAGCATATTGTTCGTATAAAAATCAAAGTATGAAATTTACAATACCACTTATCATAGTTAGTACAATAACAGGAACAGCGAACTTTGCACAAGAGACATTTCCTCCAACAGTTCAGCCATTTGTACCATCAGCAATTGGTGGTCTGAATCTTATAACTGCAATTGCAACAACTATCATGCAATTTTTAAAAATAAATGAATTGATGGAAGGTCACCGCGTTGCATCTATACAATATGGTAAAATTTCAAGAACAATACGTCTTGAATTAACACTCCCACTTTCAGAAAGAACACAAAATGGTACAGTCATGATTGAAAATATGCGCGCTGAGTATGACCGTTTAATAGAACAATCACCAAACGTACCTAAAAAGATTTTAGATGCATTTGAACGTGAATTTCCAGATGAACAAGATTTCTTCAAACCTGAAATTATGCATATACAACCAATAATACCATTTAAAGCTATAGCTGAAAATGCGGTAATCACTAAACTAAAAGATGCAGTTGGAGGGACGGCAAAAAGAGAATTAAAAAAAGAACTCGACGAAATTCGTGGTACTGTTAATAATGCAAAGAAAACTATAAAAGCTGACATAGAAGGTAAAAAACAACGTGAAGATGAAATTGCAGATTTAAAAGGTAAAGGTCTTGTAAGTCTGAAAGGTGATTTAATGAATGAACTACGAAAACGAACAGAACTCATGGAAGTTTTAACAGAAGTTCCACCGTTAGAAGAATCTACAGAATCTTCGAAAGACGATTCGAAAGATAAGCAATCATAATAAACATAGATAAGTTAAAGAAACCGATACACATTATATAAGGAATAATTTTCCTTTTTAAAGGATTTATAATTTTATTTTGAAGTGTATCACTGTTCAAAACTAAATCTAATGCCTGAGTAGTAAGATCATCATCACTTTCATCCGACATGGATTCTTTTGTTACTATAATAAAACCACAAAAAAAGAAAAGCGAAATTTCGCTTCACGATAAAGAAATAGAATTATTAAAAAAATATATACAAGAAAATAAAAATGTATTTTTATGTGGATCGGCTGGATATGGAAAAACGTTTATTCTAAATAGTGTTTTAAATGAATCAAATAGTGTTGAAATATGGGATGAACCTCTCCGTAAAAAAGATATTTTTTTACCAATGTTAACGAAATCAAATATGAACGTATATATAGAAGATTATGAAACCGATATGCTCGTACAAAAACATTTAATTGAAACTGTTTCTGAAGGTGGTAAAATAACTCAAAAACAGCTTATAGTTACATCTAGACATGTACATTTTATGGAAAATTTTGTTACCATTATTATACCTAAAACTAAACCTGAAGAAATTGCAAAATTAAAACCTGGTCACCCAAATTCATCGTTATCTTCTCACAAATGTAATGGAAATATACATAACTTTTATCATTTTATTGATTTTCCATATGATAAGGATATATTCAAAACACCAAAAGAAATAGTAATTGATCTTTTATGCAACTCTGGAGATATAAATATAACCGACTCTCTTTTTGAACATGGTCATATATGGTCTATAATACAAGAAAATTATCCAGATAGTATAGAAGAAAATTACGATAAAATAGCATATTCACTTTCACAAGCAGATTTATATGATGATGAGTTATATAAAGGTGATTGGGATATAATGCCTTATTTTTGTTTATGTGCCATAAAAATACCTATAATGTATTTTATAAAACCATTAAATAAAGATAATATAAGACCAGGTAAGTTTTGGACTAAATTTGGTAATCAGAAAATGAGGTACCAAAAAATTAAAAGTATACAGGGACGCGCAAATTCTAAATTAAATCATCACGAATTTAATATTTTAAGAGAATATGCAAAAAAAGGTGACGTTTCTAAATTTAAAGAATATAATTTAATACCTCAAGATTTTGATGTAATGAATCATTTAGGATTACACAATAAACTTAAACAAAGAGAGGTTACAAAAATAAAAAAGTTGATTAAAGAAGAAATAAGTAAATAAACAAACCAAAAGAATGTCTACAATCACTAACACGGATGAAGATGAATTTAAAATCACACGTGTTATCGGTAATGAAATATTATACTACGGTGAAATCACGAACGAGGATATTCTCGAATTTGTAGAAGAGTTTAAAAAACTCGAAATTAAACTTCTTAAACAAAAGGCGGAACTTATGGGGTACGAACCCGTTATTCGGATACATATATGTAGTGGAGGTGGTGATTTGTTCGCGGGTCTGAGTGCAATGAACATCCTCGAAAAATCGCGCGTTAAGGTTATCACGATCGCACAAGGTGAGTGCTGCTCGGCAGCAACGTTCCTTCTTTTGGGTGGACATGAACGTCTTATCGGTAAAAATGCACACGTTCTTATACACCAAATATCCACGACCGGGTTTTGGGGGAAATACGAGGAAGTTAAGGATGAAATGAAAATGTGTGATAAACTCATGGATATGGTTAAGAAAACCTATATGGAAAAAACCAATATTCCTGATAAACAACTTAAGAAACTTATGAAACGCGACGTTTACCTCGACCCTAACGAGTGTATCAAATACGACGTCGTTCGCGGTCTTGACTAATATCGACGTGGCGTTTATACAAACCAATTATGGTCGCAATTATTAGAAACAAACAAATCGTATTCGCGTTTAGCGGTATAACTGTATTTTCTGGAGGTTTGAGTCGTTCCATTCTGCTATAGTCGACGACGGGTATTTTATCCGCCATACTCTACTATACCTGAATAAAAATTTCAATCACA